ATAGTTCCTAGTGGAGTTTCTATTCTAACTGATTCTATCTTCTTGGGCTCACCAGCAGTTAAATAGTCTATCATTCGAAATCCCTCCTTATTGGCATTCCAATTAGTCTATTAATAACATAATTATCAACCTCTACTCTTTCTATATCGATAATATCATCATCTAACCAAATCCATCTATCGTCTTTATTAGATTCTGTAATTTCAAACGTAAAAGAGGTTTGAACAACCTTCGTTCTAACAGCAAAGTCGTTAATAGCCCTATTTAATAGTTTACGTATCTCAGTTTGACCCATATGGTCATGATGCTGTCTAACTAGTTCTGACATTTCAAGGAACTTCATTAATTTGCCCCTGCTGTATTACTTTGGTCCCATGTAGCATTAGAGCCAGAGCTTTCTAAATCTAGTCGAAATTCTCTAGTCGTTGACCCATCAAGATATAGTATTCTTAGCATTTTATCCTTCACATATATCTTTACACCCAAATCATCACCTGGCGTGGAAGGAGTTGATGAGCTTTTAGGGACCCATATTTTACGACCCGCGGTCTCATTCCAAGAGTCAATATAATAAGCTGTATCATCCCTACCATCAAACCATTTTAATTTAGTTACAGAAGTATTTTCAGTAACCATATATATAGATGCCTCGCCAGTATCTACGTTACTAGAAGCAGGTCCGTCAGTAGCTGCATCCGCGCTTTCAGCCATTATACTCATCTTAAACCAACCAGAGCTAAAGTCATTAACCTTAGACCCAAAAGTTGTAGTTTGAGTATTATTTGAAGAGCCTACAGTAGATGTCCCTATATTAATATTTTTAGAACCTGATACAGTAACCTGTGAACCACCACTACCATCATGTGCTTTTCCAGTATCATAACTACCCTGGGTGTTTATTGTCCCAATATTAATAACAGGTGTTTGCGCTTGACCGTCAGTCTGAACAGCGTCTATTTTAACCTCAGCAGCTGCCGCATTATTGTTAGCAGAGATAGTAATCGTATCAGTATCAGTGATTTGAACTTCATTTCCACCTTTAATAACACCGATATTACTAGAATGTAACCTTGTAAAATCAGCACTTTTTAATGTTCCAGAGGCATCAATATCTGCAGATGCCTTTATTCCAGCAAAATTAGCTGTTGTAACTGCAGTTGCATCAAATACTGGAGCCACTCCAACACTAGATTTGATTTTTAATCTATCTATATGCCAATGATTACTAGGGGTATCCCCATGCAATCTAAATTCTATATTGGTTGTAGAGGCATCTCCTAATATAGCTCCATACCCACCCCAGGTTTTAGACGTACTATCTACATTGGCTCCGGGGTCCTCAGTTCCAAATATAATTTGACCTTTTGAAGCTCCTTGGGTATTATCACCCATATCTATTACCATAGGACTAGCATGTCTAGAATATCCATTATATATACCCTGTGCTGCATGATACCTAACTATAGCATCCTCAGATGGAGCACTTGCAGGTGAAGCGTTGGTTTTACTTTCTATTGAGAATATTTTTGTATTATTAGAAGTAGGAATCAGTTTCATCCACGGCGAACTTTGCGATTCAGCAGTTCCTAAGAATAAAACTGAATCTGTTACCGCAGTATTATTAGAGGCACATATTTTAGTCATACCCCCCAGCAAACCATCATCCGACTCTGTAATTATTAATTTTTGATAACTTTCTTGAAGTGTCTGAGCAAATAGACCAGCCATTAGATATTACCCTCCTCTTTTCTTTTTTCTAGGTAATGCTTTGGATAGAAGTAGGACATATAATCTCTTTCTAATCTTTGTATTTCTACATCCAAAAGACCTTGTTCGGTCGTATATGACTGTTGGTACCTTGTCCAAGCATCCATTATTGTTTGATATTGTTGTGTAAAGTGTTGCACCTCAGCTGTAAATCTAGTTAATTGAACCTGATGTTTCTTCTCTAAGACTGCAACTTTATTGTTAAATTCATTCATCATTAAATTAAATCTGCTGACCTCAGCATTAACCAAGTCAACCTCTTCTTCATTATTTATCCTATTCCAGATATTCTCCATCACTGTCTTTACAGTCTCTGCAGATTCAGTCATAGAACCAGTTAATTCGGTATCTTGCTGTATGTCATCAGGAAAGGAGTACTTTAAATCACCAGTATCATTATCTGAGTGCAAAAAAGTATTTCCAAAACTAGGGAGCTCCGAAGGGAAACTTGGAAGCGTTGGTAAAGAAGAATCGTTACCATATAAAGTTTGCCATACAGCTAGTGGGGTAGCATATTTATTAGTATATTCTTTTCTTGCCTGAGCTTTTACCAGCTTTAATCCTTTGATTGAAGCATATAATACAACAAGGAAAATTAGATGATTTGGAAAATATGAAATCGAAGAATTTTCATGGGTAACCTTTTCATCGTATTTAACTATACTACCCTTACCATTATCTATCTCTGTTATAGTAGGATAGACGTAAAGTTTGCTACTAGAACGATACCAAACTGGATTCCTAAAGTCATTCCCAGTGTAATAAATACTTTCTGGGTCTTCTACTTTTAAGCCTTTCTCTGCAGATATTTCATGCGCAGGAACATCTATTCCCCCATACTCCCTTGCAATCCATAATATATAGTTATTATCTATAAAATAACCGCCATCATTATCTTTCCACGGAATAGAATGATTCCCAAAGGTAAGCGTATTAGTGGCATCTCCCCAAGTTCCCAAATCCCTGATAACTATATTTTGGCAAAATAAGTGCATATCCTTTGGATTTGCTTGTAATGTCCTATCTACAACATCTCTAACACCTTCGCGAATATACCTATTTAAGATTTGATGATACGTAGATGTCCCAACTGGGACTATAAAATCCGGTCCAGTTATATCTTCAATTCTATCCTTAAGGGTACCCGTTGAATAATTTGTAGTACCTGTTTGTGCCATTATCTAAGAGCTTTAATTGTAGCTACTGAAGCTTTTCTAGCTCTTTTCGCTTTAACAGTGTTTCCTTTTTGACGTCCAGCTTTTTTTAGCTGTCTCTTAGCTGCTGCTTGATGCCGCGCTGATGGCGCTACAGCTACACCTCTATGAGAGCCGCCGACTGTCTTATGCTTATAATTTCTAGCATCACCTAGACCTATTCTTTCGCTAGGCCCTTCTATAGTCATAGCTTGCTTATCAACAGCTCTAACAGATTCCTTTAATCGAACATTAGCTGCCGCTGGAATGCTCCTTCCAACACCATGCTTCATATCTATTGTCCCGCCGATGTTTATGTTTATTCTTTTTTTCTTGCTCATTTTATCCCCTAGTTTTTATTTATATATAATACTAATTCATAATCCTCACTATTTACATCATCATCATCATCTGGTACCGCCACTTCAATAAAAGGGCCAATCATTGAATCTGATTCCTCTATAATAGTAGTCTGAGCAGAAGAATGTGTATAATCCTTATACTTAAACTTTACATCATCAGCTGTTGCATTTCCAATAGCTTTAACCATTGTGATTTCCTCACCCCTAGCGCATGTATAAGTATCGTCTCCACCACCTGTACCTTTTGCCTTTAAGATGTGTTTTACTGTAGTCCCAGGACGTGCAACTCTATCCATAGTTACAGTGGTAACCGCACCACCGACAGTCCCAGATAAATTTTGTGTATATGTTGACATTATTTTTCTCCTCAAAAAAAATTATCCATGGGGCAGTTTCCCACCCCATGGAATATTACAGAACTATGCTTATGTAATTAAGTTTGTTAAATTAGTAAACTTCATTAAAGCATGTGTTTCTGGTAATGCTACTTCAAGACCACACTCTGTGATAATCTGGTCTTTTCGACCATCAACAGAATTGTCCTGAATATTGGTTTCAACGAATGTATCTCTGTTGATGCCATTGCCTGCTAGCGTTCTATACTTGACATTATTCATGTCAATAACAGCTGCTATATCTTCAGCATGACCTCTAAACAGAGGATGTGCTACAAAGTTGAAAGTACCAAAAGCAGTACTTATTGCAGTAATAGGTACTGGAGCAAATTTAGACTGTTTAATGTCTACACTTGCACCATATGGACCTGATACGTGACTATTAGTACCTGATTCAGGTGTTACGCCTGTTGCAATACCACCCTTAGCAGCTAATGTATTGTAAACAAAAGAGTTGCTGCTAGCAGCACCCATTTTTGTTAACCATGCAATTACTGCTCTTGATGTAAGAACTAGCTTTTGACCACTATTTCCTGACTCATAATCGAAGAAATCTCTCATTAAGTCAACGAAATAATCAAAACCAGCTGCAGATGCATCAACTGTATACAATTTACCACCACCAGCTTCTATGAATGGAACAATACCCCATGAGTATCTTTCATCCTGAGAAACATAATGTCCATGTCCAAAGAGCATTGCATGCTCAATGTCCATTTTGTGTGATAGAACATGCTGAGTATATACTCGAGAGTACTCATCAGCAAATCCTCTGTATTTAGTTGCTTGAGCTGAGCCAGACATTAGTGGAACTGCAGTTTTAAATATTTGCATATAAAACTCAGTATCACTAATTTGGTCAGACCAACCATCTGGAGCTGTACTAGCCTCAGCAAATGCACTTCCAACCACCTGACCCTCAGAGCCAGCTACAATTTTATGTGCATATGCACTACCACCAGCTGTCTCGTCATTGTCATCGTGAATAAAGTCACTTCTTACTGATTTTAAAGTCCAATGACCATTAGAAGTTCCAATCACCTTGAAATTCTGATAGCCATTATCAGCAGCTGCACCATCTACCACCTTAAGTCTAACTACTTGGTTGGGTAATAAAAAGATAGGGTCTTGGTCCCAATCCGCTGTCTTCTTACCAACACTATTATAGTTACACTTAATAGTAGCTCCTGCTGATGCTCCTGCTGTGCACTCTAGGTACCCTCTAGTCGTAGCATCACCACTATGAACTAGTGGTAAAGCTGCTGAACCATCATGGTCCCAGATTTTAAAATTACGTCTTTGCCATTGAGGTCTGTACTCCATAGGCTTCCAAACAGTCTCATCAAGAGTAGATTTTGATACTCTAGATAAGTATGTAAAAAATAATGACTGTTCAGGAGCTAGTTGGTTTACATAATCCCCAATCGCAAACGTTCTACGAATATTGTCAATCGAAACACCTGTCCATCCTGGAAATCCAGCAATCGCATTGGCAGAGTCTTGCGTCCCTGTTGTTTTAAAATGCGATGTGGCATCAGTATAGGTAGTAGTTCCGGCTGCACCTGTGTAATTGTTTGCCATTGTTACTCCTTGTTAAAAATTAAAAGATTTTATTATCATTGTAATTACCAACAAGGGTTTGCATGAACTTTTCACCATCAGTCTTTCCATCATCTGGATTACTAGACTGTGCAGGCATCACTCCCATAGGTTGTGGTACCTGTTGCGCTCTTTGAGTCTGTTGAAAAGTGTCAGAAGGCCCCATTCTTTGTTGAGGTGCTCCTGATTGAAGGTCTGGAGTAGCAGCTGGTGGAGCTCCGCTCTTACCATTATTCATTCTCCATAAAGTCACAAGATTTTCCATGCTTATAGAAGAAGGATTGCTCATGTCTTCCATAAATTTTGTAGTTTCTTCTGGCGTCATATCATAATTAGCCTGAACAAACTCTGAAATCTCTTGTGCCTTTTGAGTCTGCTGTTGTTTAGCTTGAACAGCTCTTACCTGCCCTAATCTTGCTTTCTCTTGCCTTTCAACTTCTTCTCTTAAGATAGCATTGTCATATTGACTCTTAAGTGAATTATATTGCGTCATGTCGTCTCTCCACTCTTCAACTTGCATATCATACTTAGCTGATTCACTAGTTGGGTCTGTAAAAGACGCTTCCCTTGAATAGTTAAAGGGTCTCTCTGGTTTATCGGGTGGCGCTGGAAATTCCTCTACAGGCTCTTCAACTGGCGCCTGCTGAGCAGGGGCTTGTTGTAAAATCTGTGGATTCTCCTTAAGATGGTCAATCAAAGGTTGCGTTTCCTTTATTTGATTCTCTAGTTTGCTAGCACGTGACTGCCAGTATTCAAAACGCTTATCATCATTTTTTGCCTGATATTCTTCTGGAGCAGGTTGTCCCTCTTGGGGAGCTGCCTCAGGTTGTTCTGTATGCACTCCTGGAATTTCACTTCCTTGAGGTGCTTCAACTGGAGTTCCTCGTGTAACTCCTTCACCATCACCTTCGCCAAAAATCACTTTATCAAATGAAAATCCTTTGTCTTCGGTGCCAAATGCTTCAGCTGAAGGGCTCTGCTGAGCTGCTTCATTATTTTGGGTAACCTCATTTTGTACTTCATTTGCCATTATTCTTCTCCTTGGAGCCCTCGTTCCGTATAAGGGGTATCCTCTTTACTTTGCTGCGTCTTTCGATGCAGCGCTAATATTAGCACGGATGTTTTTCAACTCATCGTCAAGACGTTTATCAAAGACTGTAGCCGCTGCCGCTGATTTATTCTTGGTTTTGTCTAGGTCTCCTTTAAACTTCTCAACTTCCATTTTCTTACGCAAGTTAACAGATTCTCTGTCTCTAGTCTGTAAATCACCTTCGAGCTTCTTAATCTGGTCACCTGCTTGCTTCAATTGTCCTTGAAGCTGTGCTATAGTATCCATACGTTGCATAACACCTTCGATATCAAATACTTCGGTTTTCTTAAGAACTTCCTGTCTATCTACTAGTCCTTTAGAGTATGCATCCATATAGAACTCTAGTTCTGCGTAGCGGTTAGATGGTAAGGTTGAACCTGCAACTACCACTAAGTCATATTTTCCTATGGTAATATCATTAATAACTTTAACTTCTCCTGACTTATCATCAACGAGTCTCTTATTAATAACATATTCGGACATAGAGTTGTTTGGATTAACAATTCTAAATGTCTTTTGTACAGTATATAACTGTTGCGCCATTTCTATAGCAACTTGTCCTACTTTAACAAGGGCGCTCTCTATATCAGCTAACTTAGATTTTATCTTTCTTTGACCAAATTCATCTAAAGATATAGTAGCTTTGTATGTTTGAGGAGCTGCCTGAGTATTACCTTGCATCATCTCATATATCCCAAGCTGATGGTCTATATCATTCTTAGCTGTTGTTTCATTTTGATACAATGCAGCTGGAAGAGGAGTAGGTTGTACGGGCACAGGGGCGCCATCCGTGGGGTCGTATGGTATTGCCACCCCTGGTTGAGCCCATTTCTCTTCAAAGTCTTGCATATCAACAGAACCTTCTGGCACTAATATCTTAGTATTAGTACTAGTTGTTGCATGAGCTATTATCAAAGAACGTGTTTTATTTATATATTCCTGCAACCCTTTTACCATTCGAACATCAGAAGTTGGATATGGCGTTCTAGTATGGATGTTCATGAACGGTACTATAGGGTAACTATCAATTGGAAGCACTCTAGAGTATAGTAACTTGTCTCCAACTATAACACACTGTTTTACTCTAGTAACTTCAACTTCAACTACATCAATCTGGCCTTCTCTTATCAACTCTCCATAAGTAGTTTCTATAACTTGAGGAGGTTCTGGGACAGGAATTGTTTCCTCGTCATAACCTTCTTGGCCCATCATTTGTATATTTTGCTGATGCTGTTGCTTTATCTTCTCGGCTTGCTGTCTTAATAGGCCTTTAGCTGCTAATTCATCAGTAACGACCTTCCCACCTATTTTCCAGGCAGGTCTCATTAAATATTCCCCCAGGTAGAAATCTTCTTCTAATAGTTCTTCTCTTCTAGAAAAATGCTCATAAGTTCTATATTTTTGCAATCTAACCTTATAATATCGCTCATACCCTCTAACATAGTCTACATCGGGGGTTCTACCAACATCTTCTGGGAAAAAGACACTACCATCATTTGCTCTATCTGTATTAGGAGCTGTATCTTCATATTGACCACCGGCATTCCTTATTTTAGACTCATATGCTGGATATAACTCCTTAACCTGGTCCTTTGTAAAAAGCCTTGAAACTATAATATTTTCCGCATCTTCAAAAAACCTGTCTCTAGAGTTAGGGTCAACGTATACGTCCATAGGGTCTAAATCCTTTACTTTGACTTCACCCTTACCCATATCTGCTGTCGGGTCTTGATAAACCTGCATAAACCCTAGCCCAGTAACATAATAATCGTCAACTATTTGTCTTATAGCGGACCTTCCGTCTGAAATATCATAAATATACGATAGAAGGTTACTTATTACATTAGCTACCTTTCTATCTGAATCTTCTCTTGGGGATGCTCTAAAGGATGGACGATTTGCGGTTATCATCGCTTTTGCTGTTTCTACAGCTGGATGAATCCTATTTACAACTATAGGGGCCTGACCCCTAGCTTGTAATGTTGCGGTTTGCTCTGCCGTCCATTGTCGGCCGAGACGAAACTCTCTGTCCTCCTTAGCGTTTTGCGCCCAAGTCTCTCTGTTCTGTCTATATCTTTCGAAAATCTTTTTAGTCTCGTCGACCATTTTTTTGCCGCCACGAGACCCTTTTGAGCCTTTAGAACCCATATTTTTAGAATACGCCATGCGTGTAATTTACCACTTATATAGTCATCCAATCAACAATTTTTATACTATTAGTATCTTTTTCACCAAAAGGGGTCATATTTATACGCCTACAAGGCTTATGACCATCTAATGCTGTCCATATTGCATCCATCACATCATCGTGTCTTCCACGCGGGTATGATAGAAATTCTTTCTGAGCCTCTAAATCTTCTGTTCTAAAATGAAATTGCTCTTTAGCAAACATAGGTACTAGAGATAATAACCTTTCTGACTTACGA